AAAAGCAAGCCGGGGAATCGAACCCCGGAAAACGCCACCGCTTGCCTAAATAAGTACGCCTAAGCGCCTACAATCTGCTTTTCTGTCACAAAGGATTTTCCATTTCTCAAAATCGCCCTTGATGTTTTCAGCGGTAATGGTTTCTTCCCATTCGTTCCGCGCCTTAATATAAGCGGCTTTTGCTTCTTCTTTTTGTTTCTGTAATTTTTCCATGAATATCATTTTTTTCGCCTTTCTGGTCTGCCATCATCAGAGCCGGGAGACCATCCCGCGGCTGACGCTCCGAAGCTGGAGCGTTTCGGCTAACTGTAAATATATTCTGCTTTTCTAATCTTTCCTTTGTTGATAAGATTTGAAAAATGCTTCGTAGCTCTATCAATACCTTTATCATTTTCAAAATCTTCATAGAAGTAATAAATCACTCCGGTTTCTCCAGATGAAAAATTAAATGTGACTTTTACACCAATACCAGATATATCTTTTCTGTTTAATTTATTTTGCATTTCATGTCTTGTCATTATTCTATCCTTTCTGCACTCGTTACCTCCGGGGCGGAGCGTTTTGACTATTTCAATAACTCATTTATTTTATTTTTATAAGTTACAATCAATTTTTTGTTGCAACTTATTTTTTTCAGCTTAGAAAGTTGTTCTACGAGCCGGCTTTTTATATACTTATGCCACTTTTCAAACTCTTCCGGGCTGTGCTGTTCCTTGCTTGCTACACCCTCAATATAAAATTGTATATCTTGGTCGATTAGAGCCGTAAGGCTTTTAACTGATACAAACATATCAATACCCCCCTTCTTTTTCGACATATGCGAAAAATCTAGCTGCCTCGGAGTGTTCAAGGTACTTTATTTTGTCCGCATCCTCGCAAGCCTCCAAGGCGTCAGCGTCTACCACGAAAAAACGTTCTTTCGTTTCTTCTGGCAGACATTTTTTTATAAAGTTTGCGCCGGCTTCCGCTGTGTTAAACTTTGCGACGGTAACAACTTTCGTTATTCCGTCGTCCTGTGTTTTCTTGTCAATCTTGTAGGCAACCGCCCACGATAATTTATTGATTTTCATTTTTTACGCCTCCTTTACGATTTCAAACTTGTCAATATTTCCTTTTTTCATTTCCTCCAGAATTTCCGCAACTTCTTCTTTTATGCTTCCTTCTGTTGGCTCTGTGAAAGTGTAATTTTCGTTGTATTTCTTTCCTGTAATCTTGATTCTGTAAACTGTTTTCATAATTCTTTACCTTTTCGGGAATCTATGATATAATTCCCTTACCTTTCTTTTTTGATTGGTGGCACCGTTTCGCTTTGGTCGGCTGCGGTGCCTTTTTTGTTTCTGTATATACTATAACCTAAAAATGGATTATTATCAAGCGTTTTTTCAATCTTTTTTGTGAATATTTTTTCTTGCTTTCTTCCTATATATATGATACAATAAAAAGCGTTAGGAGGTGATTAACTTTGATAAGATATAAAACAGATGTGCTGGAGTTGCTAAAAAAGCACGGATATAATCAAACACGGATACAAAAGGAGAAACTGCTTTCCGGTCAAACAAATTCAAATTTGAGGACTGGGAAGATGGTAAACCTTGACACAATCAATAAGATTTGTGTTATGTGCCGCTGTCAGCCCGGGGATATATTGGAAGTGATTCCAACGGATGAAGAAAAAATAAAATTCTTTTGAAAAAGTAGTTGGCAATATTCTAAAAGTAAGTTATAATTGACTTATCAAATAAAGAAAGGCACGGGAGACCATGGAAAGGTGAAAATTATGAAATACACATTTACAGACACAAGAACGAACGAAGAAAGCGAATTTTTTGATAGTTTCGTAAAATTAAAAAATTATTTTGAACCGGATGAAAACGAACTACCGGAAGAATGGGACAAGTGGGAACAAATTGACGACTTGGACGACTTGAAAGAGTTCTTGCGTGAATTTGATAATGGCGTAGAATTTTTTGAGTTCAAAGAAATCCCGGAAGATATTGACATCCTCATGGCAGACGGATGCACAAAAGAGGAAGCCAAGAAAAACTTAAAAGATGGCGCCATAGTTTTCTATGATTTAGAAGAAAATCTTGAAAAATACCTCGAAGAATGGGCGTATTTAGATGATAAGGACGGCGAAGAAAAATTCACCGATGAGGTGAAAAAAATGGTGGAAACAAAAACACCAATTCCGGATTGGGGAGCGGTTGAAGTCTGCGGAAAATGGTATTTTATTGAGTATTGTTTATAATTTAATTCCGGAAGAAAAAGGGCGGCTTTTTAGCCGTCTTTTTTTTGTGTGTTTTGTTATCGTTTTGTTATCGACTTGTAATCATGTTGTATACGGTTCTGTTATCACTTTGTAATCAATCTGCTTCCAAAATGTAACATAGAATAGATTAGATTAGGTTAGGTTAGAGAAGATAAGTATATATATAGTCGGGCAGATTCCCCGACGCCGTACCCGGATTTATAAAAGACGGCTCGAAATCGACAAATAAATATTATAAATTCATTATTGACAACAACTTGTATATCGTGTATAGTAGAGGCAGATATTAAATTACTGCTCTGGAAACAGTAGCACACAGACGGCAGCAGACGCTGACGCAAGAGGATAACTTTTTATTTTTCTTGTGTTGGCGTTTTTTATTTTGGATATTTGGAGGTGATACTGTGAAAGATAATAGTATCAAAAGCGAAGTAGGTATTGAAGTATACCAGAACGACATATATAGGCTAGTGGATGAGTACATAGATACCGAGCTAGATGGAGATGTAGAAAATATAGCTGATAACTTTGTGTTTATGATTTTCTACATTGCTGATAATATTCAAAAGCCTAGTAACGACGATATAGAATTATTAGATAATTTATTTAGTATTTACGTTCGTATATGTGCTAAATATAAAGTATTACCAACCTTGGAAGTGTTTAGTTTTTTAGTTGGTATTGATAGAAATACTTTTACAGATTGGTCTATGGGTAGGTATAGGGTTAGCACTGCACATGGTAGCACAGTTAAAAAATGGTTCAACATTTGTAAATCTTTCACGCTCAACCGGTTACATAACCAAGCCGGCACAAACTCCAATTTGATTTTTATTGCAAAGGCGGCTTATGGGATGGCGGAAACTGCTCCAGTGCAGGTCGGCAATCAAAACAGCCAAGCATTAGCAGATAGCGAGCTTCCAAAGTTGACAAATCCGGAACAAGAAGTCATTGAAATCGAACAAAAAGACGGATAAACAACGGAAAAGCGTAAAAGTTCGTATAATTGTAGTTATACGAACCGAGCAAAAGAGAGGACTAGCAACGCACCCCCTCCCCCTCTATTGGTGGATTAAAAAACCGCCTACTAAGTCCCCCATACTCCCGAAAAAATAAAAAAGGGGTTTTTGAGAATGGAAAATGAATTGCTAAAAACGGAATACTCAAAGGCGTTTGACGATAAGCGGAAAGCGTTGATATGTCAGAGTTATTACAAATATGGCAAGGCAAGTAGAAATTTTGCAACCAGAAATGTGGATGCGATTGGAAGTCTTAAAAAATGTCTTGCGAAGTTTGAAGAAACTGGAAACACAGAATATCTTTGCGACGTAGCAAATTACGCAATGTTCCGTTTCATGTTTCCGCAGAACGGAGAGTATTTCAAAAATACGGATTCGGATGGTTCGGCAGGAATTGTTGGAATGAGTGTAAAAGAAATGGAGGACTTCAAGGATGGACGATAACGAAAAACTGTGTTGTGGAAATTGTAAATATGCTGCATATAGCCGTGAGAATGGTTATGTGTGCGAGAATATGGACAGTTACTATGCATCTGATTATGTCGAATACGACCACAGATGCGAAGAGTGGAGGAGCCGTGATGATTAGTTTTTTGATTCGATACATTGCTGTGGTTTATTTTGGATTCATGGTGGTAGTTTCGTTTTTGAACATAGTGTTAGGCGAAAGACCTCGTGATAGAATAATGTCAATAATCAATTTTTGTACGTCCATTGTGGCGATATATTTTATAACTCATTAAGAGTTTTACCATATCCCTTGAACTCTTAAACGTGATAAGGAGTGTGAATCACAAAGAGGGGCAATGTATATCCGTTCTAGCCGAGAGCGAATCGGAATACAACACCGGCAATTCGGTGTATATGGTTTGTTCATGTTTTTTGCTTTTGCATGAACCTTTCTTGACCCACTAGCGGAAAGCTGATTAAAGGACCGTCACAAGGTCTGGTGGGGTTTATGGTTTCGTTGCGATAGTTCCCAGTGTCCAAAGTAGCCGGACGCAAAAGAATCGCAACAGTGCGGATTAAAACACAGATGCATGTATGCCAATCCGTACTTACGGCGATAGCATAATGGATAATGCGTTGTGTAGAATCCCACTATACACAAAGAATCGTGGTTCAAATCCACGGTTGCCGATTAGGTGTAATTTCTTAAGGGAAATATCCAAAGGTAAGAATGTTCCAAATTTGCAAATAAGGAATGTAGACCTTATGGGATTGCAATACACCTATTTGCCGATATAACCATAACCAGGTAAGGGAGCAGTTTGCTAAACTGTTAGTAGTCGTTATGACGTTTTGGTTCAAATCCAAATATCGGCGTTTCCCCGATAGAGGGGATGATGCAATGCAAAGGTACCTAGAATTTTCCTGTTTTGCGATATAACCATTAGTCATTTGAATCGGTGCCTTTGCTGATGTGTGGCGGAAAGGGTAGAGCAGGAAACCACAAGTACGATGCCAAAGTGAGCCGAAAGGATATGGACAAAGGCATCATGTGAGGTTCGATTCCTCACCACATCAATGTTCCGGTTCGCTACCGGATAAGCAAGCGTTGCGGTATTCCTTGCTGAAATAATTAAAATGCTTGTGTTTGGTTGTCTGACAGTAGAGTATGGACAGAATAGTAATAAGTGACCGGATAATACTTTCCAACACAAGAAACCGCATATGCCAGAGGTGGGAAAATTCGCTGCACCCAAGCACCATATTGGTTAAAAGAGATGAAATAGATTGCGGCGGTTTCTTGGTATTTTGATAAAGGGGATATGGAAATGTGTGAATTTTGCAAAAATATTTATACCAAAGATTACACAAGCACAAAATACAAAGATTACATATACAAAGATGAACACGGTTTTTATATACATTTTGCAACGGGAGATAGTTTTATGGATTTTGATTATGAAATCAATAATTGCCCTAAGTGTGGTAGAAAGTTGGTAGATTGATGGAACTAAGCAAAATGAAACACTTTGAGATAGACGGTATTTCTTTTTGGTTTGACAAGGAAGAAAACAAATATGCAATGGATATGTCGAAAAAGCGTGTTGAAATTGTTTCGATGAAGAATTTTGGAAGATTGCCTAAAACGCATTGGGAAGAAGACAGTGTCAGACATTATATTTCAATTCGTGTTACTGGATATTTGTTAAATGATACGTGGAGAAAAGAAAACGGATTGCCGACGTTACATAAAAAAACCACTATCATACAACGCATAGCATCTGTAAAACAGTTTTTGTTTAGGAGAAGAAAACAAAAATATAAAACAGAAAAGTATGTTGAAAAATATACAAAGTGTGACAAATGCGGATATTTTGAAGAGTGCAAAGAAAACTTGATTGAATGTACGATTGGTTTAGATACATACAGGCATTACATTCCCGGAATGGGTCATGTTTGTAAGGTTGATATGCCAAAACCCATGACAAAACAATAGTATATTCAATTATACAAACAAATGCCAAACAAGACAAATGTAAGCGTTGGAGAATTTTTAGAAAAAGCAATAATTGACGGAATTGTGGAGGATAACAATGATGAAAATATCAATACAAGAAATAGTGCAAAAAACGGTTGATGAAGCATTGGACAATACTACAATCAGCAATATTCCGTTTCGTGAATGGATTGATAATGTGAATAATGCTTATGCAAATAAAAAATGCAATCTAACTTCCTGCCGATACAACGCAGATGGTAAATGTACAAACGAAGAAAAGAGAGAAGAATGTGTCGAAGTTTCAAGAAAGGTGTTGTGCATAAATGAAGAAAACAATAGGTTGCAAATATGATTATGATTACCGCCCTTTATACGTTGTTGATTTGCTTTATTGGAAAGGATAGTGAAAATGAAAATGCTATTTAGATTTATAAAAAACATAAAGTCTTTTTGGAAATTTTACAAGGATTATGAGTACAGCGGAGAAGATTGCGAATTTATCATTGAGAATTATCAAGATGTTTTGTGTAGCAGAACAAAGACAATGAGTAAGCCTACATATCGTGCATCGGCTGTAATAGCGGAAATAGATGAATGGTATAATGAATCTTGGAAATCAGTATATGGATGCGAGCCAATTGAAAAAGAAAAAATCAAGATAATATCTGACGGAAAAACCGCAAAGCTATTTATTGATGGTAAAAAAGTTCTTGGTAAAGATGTTGAATTACATTTCAGTGGTCATGCAGGAGAAGAACCAATGATTGTAATTGATGCAAATTGGATAAAAACAGATGAAAACAATGTACCAATGTTAAATGAGAAAAAGACGGAAGTTTTAACAGAAGGTATTAAGATAAATTGTTAGTTGCCGATTATCGGCGGAAAGGAAATGCAATGAATGGAATAATGGTAGATGATTTGTTAGAACCATTAAATGATGCGATTAGCAAAAATACATTAAGTAAGATTCCAAAACAGAATAAAGGAACAGTCAAACAGTGGACTTCTTCTTGGAGACGTAGCAAAGATGGAAAACTCATTTGTTTGGAGTTTAAGAGAGTAAAATAAACAATTACCGGCTAACAAACGGAGTTAGTCGCTAACCTAGAAAAATTATAGGCAGGATGCCTATTATAGCATCTCTGCTTGTGTGGAGGTGCTTTTTTAATGCATACAATTGAAGATGAGAAAAATATAAAAGAATACGAAAAATACATATTACGGAATGGAATAGACCGTAGTGTAATAGATGCATATTGCGAAGCAAGTAAAATTATATTTTGCGGAAGAAAAGACCGTGAATATGGATTGAAAGTTTCTACAAGAGCAAAAGAACTGATTTTTGAGTATATAAAATCAATTACAAATGGTGCTGACTTTAATTGGCTTGAAACACAATCTCAAAAAAACAAGCAGTCGTATGATATTTTAGATAAATATTACGATTTACTGCTTTATGAAGCACCTTACATTCTTGATAGTTACATTCTTTACATAGAAAAAAACAGACCTAAGAAAGAAAGATTTTACGAGCCTAGAAGAAAAACACTCAAACAAGTTGCCGATAAGTTGCAGGAACTTGAAGATGGAAAACTTGACGAATTGTTTATTCACATGCCGCCAAGGGTTGGAAAACTTATTTCGGATGATACACCAGTATTTACGAGTAAAGGTTGGAAAAAACACGGAGATTTAAAAGTTGGAGATTTGGTTGTTGGTTTAGATGGTAGATATGTAAAGGTAATTTGCGTTCATCAAAAACACCACACAACGCATACTGTTTTTCTTTCAAATGGAGAAAGTATAGATTGTCACGAAAACCACGAATGGACGGTTTTTGACAGAAGAAGCGGAAAATATAGAACAGTAGAGACAAAACAACTAATCGGACACTTAAAAAACGGAAATAGAAATAATTTCATGTTGCCACACAAACCAATGATGGATGGAGAGTATAAGGAAAATCTTAAAGTACCTCCTTATGTTCTTGGTGCCTGGCTTGGAGATGGTACAAATAGAAAACCATTTATTACGGGTGATAAAAAAGACCACGCAATAATAGATAAAATTGTTAGGCTTGGTTACAAAGTAGAAAGAAAGTACATACATAAAACAACGGGGGTTGTTACGTATGGGTTTGGAAGAAAACTTGTAGATGGATTAAGATTTTATAATATGTGTTTTTATACACATACTATGCCTAAACACATACCGGTTGATTATTTAACTGCGTCAATAGACCAAAGATTAGAATTACTTGCGGGTCTTATTGATACAGACGGTTGTTTTATAAAAAAAGAAAACAGATACCAATTTACGACCGCTGATGAGTTATTGAAAAATGATTTTGAAACTCTTATAAATTCATTTGGATGGAGATGCTGCACTCAAGAGATTGAGCCAAGAACATCATCAAGCGGAATAGTTGGCAGAAAAAAATATTGGAATATATCTTTTAATCCAACAGAACATATCCCTTGTGCTCTTTATAGAAAGAAAATTTACGAATTTTCTGAAAAAAGAAGAGTTGCTATTTGTGATATTAAAGAGAGCGAACATAAAACTGGTAACTGCATAACAGTTGATAGCGAAGATGGATTATATATGATTGGAAAAACTATGATTCCAACTCATAATTCACAGATAATAACGCTTGCTATGTCATGGCATTGTGCAAAAGACGCAGAAAAAAGCAATTTGTATGTGACATACAAAGAGGGATTAGGCGGAGCGTTTTTAACTGGTGTCATGGAAATCTGGACAGACCCAACATATTGTTTTTCCGATGTATTTCCAAAAGTAAAAGTTGCTGATACGGATTCAAAAAATCATAAAGTAGACCTTGTAAGAAAAAAGAAGTACAAAACACTTTCTGGAAAAGGATTGGAAAGCGGACTTAACGGAGAATATGACGCTTACGGATGGATGGTATTGGATGATATTCTTGAAGGTATTCAAGATGTGCTTAACCCGGACACACTCAAACGAAAGCAGATTATCTTTGACAATAATGTAATGTCACGTAAAAAGGAACAGTGCAAACTAATCCATAATGGTACAATTTGGAGTTTGCACGACCTTTATAGTGATAGATTGGATTTCTTACAGAATAACCCAGAAGCAAAAAATATCAGATATGACATTTTGAAGATACCGGCTTTGGACGAAAACGATGAAAGCAACTTTGATTATGATTATGGTGTTGGATATACAACGCAATACTACCGGACGTTAAGAGCAAAGTTTGAAGAAAATGATGATATGGCATCTTGGTACGCACAGTATCAGCAGGAACCAATTGAACGTGACGGTGCAGTTTTTAATCCAGAACATATGAGATTTTACAATGGTGTATTGCCGGAAGAAGAACCTTACAGAATATGTGCGGCTTGTGACGTTGCTTTAGGCGGAGAAGATTTTCTCGCATTTGCGGTAGCTTATATGTACGAGGATGGTTCAATTTATATTGACGATGTTGTTTTCGACAACAGTGAAAAGAAAATAACAAAACCTAAAGTAGCAAACATGATTATTGATAATGACGTTGGAAGTGCGTTTTTTGAAGCAAATCAAGGTGGAGAAGGATATAAGGATGAAATCGAAGAATTACTAAAGAAAAAAGGACGGAAAATAAATCTACGTTCTGAATATGCACCTACAAACATGAGAAAAACGCAAAGGATATGGGATAAGGCTGGAAGTATTAGAGAGTTTTATTTCCGTGATGTTGGATGCCGAAGTCAGGAATACAGAAAATTTATGACAAATTTATACAGTTTTACGGTTACTGGAAAAAACAAACATGAGGATGCGGCGGATTGCCTTGCGTCTTTAGCATACTTCATTGAGGGAAATTGGAGTATGGCAAAAATAGAAGTGCCAAAAAACCCATTTAGAGGAGGTTATAGAAATTATGGATACTAAAACATATTTACAGCAAATTAGTAGACTTGACCGAATGATAAACAATAAGTTATCTGAAATACAGCAATTTAGAGAACTGGCAAGAAGTGTTTCTGCTGTAAAAAATGAAGAAAGAGTAAAAACAAGTCCTAACTTTGACAAAATGGGTTCTACCTATTGCAAAATTGAAAAGATGGAAAAGGAATTGGATGATTTAATCGACACCTATGTAGATAAAAAGAATCTTATTGTTTCGCAAATTGATGGAATTGACAACGAAACTTATTATCATATTTTGTTTGCTCGGTATGTTGAAAAAAAGACATTTGAGAAAATTGCAGATGAAATGACGTATTCATGGAGACAAACAATCAGAATACACGGAAGAGCATTGCAGGAATTTGAAAAGTTATATGGAAAAACATACAAAGATTGATAATATGTCATAGTATGTCATATCGCAATTATTATATAATATAAAATGAAGAAATCAAAATAAAACACTGCCAAAAAAGGCGGTGTTTTTTTATTGCAAGAAACGAGGTTTTTATGACGGAACCAAAAACGATATATTGTCCAAGATGCGGAAGAAAAGTAGCGACATGGGATGGACGTTCCAGTATGAATATTTCTGTGAATTGCAAAAAATGCAGAAAAAGAGTTGTTTACCATGTAGATACCGGAACTACAGAGCTGAAAAAAATATTACAAAGGACAACATCGAGTGGAATGACGTTTTGTTAGTGAGGTGCTTTAATGTTTAAGTATTATGGAAAAAACATAAGACCGTTTACGGCAGTAAATCAATGCAATTTTGGAAGAAAAGTAATTTTTACAAATAAATCCAAAATTACAAAATTAAATATTGTCGAAGAATTAAACAAGGCACTTTCGATTCACACGCAGAATGCAAAAGAAATCAATTACCTTGATAGATATTACAGAGGAGACCAGCCTATTTTATACCGTAAAAAGGTAAATAGGCCAGAAGTAAACAACAAACTTGTTTTAAATCTTGCTTATGAACTTGTTGAGCGTAAAACTGCTGAAATATGTGCAGAGCCTATTCAATATGTGTTACGTGGAACAGACGATAAGAAATCAGAAGAGATTACGGAACTTAATGTTACGATGGATTCTGAAAGCAAGCAAGAAGTAGATATTGATATTTGTCGTTGGCGAAGTATTTGCGGTACGGCTTATAGATTTGTTGGAAATGACAACGGAAACGGAGATTTGCTTGACGAAAGCGACTTTGCTTTGTTTTCGGAAGACCCACGCTATACGTTTGTTGTTTATTACTCAAATAGAAAACCTGCATTTTCTTGTCAAATTAGAGAAGATGAAAACAATAATTCAATATATTTTTGCTATACGGAAAGAGAGTATTTTGAAATTGTCGATGGAAAAATTAAAAGTAGTGGTTTAAACGGAAATAACGCTATTCCGGTTGTGGAATATCCAAACAATGCAAGAAGATTATCGGATATTGAAATTACAATTCCTATTACGGATTCAATCAATACATTATCTTCTGACCGGGTAAACGGCATTGAGCAGTTTGTTTCTGCATGGATTAAATTTGTGAATTGCGAGATTGACCAAGATACATTTTCGCAGATGAGATTAGAAGGTGCCTTAGTTGTTAAATCAAACAATGGCGAAAACAAAGCCGATGTTGATGTTATGACAAATGAACTGAACCAAACAGAAAGTCAAGTTGTTTTTGATGATTTGTTTGAAAGGTTTTTGAGTATTCAAGGCTTGGCTAATCGTTCCAATAACAATGCCGGAGGTGATACTGGAAATGCAGTAAACCTACGAAACGGACATTATGATGCAGGACTAAGAACGGCAATCAACGAACCGATACTAAAAAAATCGGAAAGAATGTCTCTTAGAATTATACTAAATCGTTTGCGTATAAAGCGAAATTTTACGCTTATGCCAAGCGACATTGAAATACATATCAACCATAATAAGATAGATAATCTGCTTACAAAATCAGAAGCACTTAAGATGTTACTTGAAGCAGGGGTTGATTACAAAAGAGCAATTAAAACCGTTGATTTGTTTAGTGACAGTGAAGCGGTTGCTCTTGAATCAAAGGAGAGAATGGAATATTTATATCCAACAAGCAAAGATGTAGAACCAAATAACAACCCAGTAAATAAAGAGGTAGTCGAATAGACTATCTCTTTTATTTTATAAAAATTTGCAGTTGTGCGTAAAACAACAGAACAATTCAAGCGGAGCAAACCGTGTTAAAAAACGTGAATTGATGGAGGTAATTATGACTAGAGAACAGGCAAAACAGAAACTTATTTCTTTTGGAGTTGAAGAGCCAACGGATGAGCAGATTTCAGATTTGCTTAATTCAATTAACGCTGAAACAAAGAAAGAAAAAGACAGGGCAGATGGATACAAGGAAAAAGCTAATAAGGCTGATGAATTGCAGACACAGCTTGACGAGCTTAACAGCCAGAACATGACAGAGCTTGAAAAAGCAACAACGGCACTTGAAGCGGCAAACAAACAAATTGCGCAGCTT